TTATGCGTTTTTCAACATAGAAGAATCTTTTTGAATGTACTTTGGAAGTTCAGTCATATCAGACATATCTTCCAGGACTTTCTGTTGTCCTGACTGGTTCATTTTACAGAACATCTGCAAGACCTTCACTGCTTCCTTTCCAAAATTCTTTTGAACCAGTTCCAGGGTCTTGGTTTCTTCTGCTGCTTTGGCAGAATCAAAGCGGTCATCAAAGCACATCAATTCACAAGGGGAAACACCAAACTTTCTTGCAAGCTGTTGAATGTGGGTTCGTTTGATGTTTTCAACCTTGTCTGTTTCCCACTTTTGGACTGCTGCCCTGTTGACAGGTGGATTCAGGGATTTTCCAAGTTCTTCTTGTGAAAGACCTGCATTTTCCCTTAAATGCTTTATGTATTGACCCATTGTCATAGTGGTCACATCCTTTCTTATATTTATTTGTATCTTGATAATAGCATATTTGCGTTATTTTTTCAATTTTTCTTGAAAAAATATCTTAAAAATTTTAATTTTCCTATTGACAACTTACAAGATACACATTATACTTAGCTTGTATCTTAAAGAGATACAAAAACAGAAGATTGAAGCAACCAGGAAAGTTCAGGTGCAGTGATGGGGCGGTTCACAAGTGACATGGTGGTCAGGCTGCTGAATGGCAGACAGAGTGAATGCAGAATAAACAAGACCTGACAAAACAGTTGAAGAAACCAGGAACAATAAGTCAATGAAGCAAAGTGTTCTGCACTATTTGAAGAAAGCAAGCAGGATGAACCAAACATCACTTCAAACTTAAACCAAGAAGTTGTTAAGGGGAAGAATCAACAAGGGAGAGGACACAGCACTTCAATCTTCTATTTGAAACAGAAAGGAAGGGAAACCCTGATGGAAGTATTGAAAGATAAAGATTGCACCATAAACACACCAGTTGTTCTTGGTGTTCAGGATTCACCCATATATGGAAAAGGAATTTCAATCAAACCAAGGGTTGATGGAAGAAAGGATTCAAAGCATTTTGAAAGCATTTATCTTCCTGAACTTCTTCCCTTGGAAGAATATGACCTGATTGTTGTTTTGATTTCAGGTGGTAAAGATTCCATTGCATGTTTTTATAAACTGCTTGAACTTGGTGTTCCAAAAGAAAAAATTGAATTATGGCATCATGACATTGATGGTGGACATCCTTCAAGAAGAATGGACTGGAAATGCACACAGAATTATATGAAAGCACTTGCAGATGCAGAAGGTGTCAAATTAAGGGTTTCATATCGTGTCAATGGTTTCTTTGGGGAATTATACAGAATAGGTGCATCAGAACCTATTGAATGGATTGACCCTGACACTGATGAAGTTAAGCAATGCAAATTGTCAGCCAACTATTTGAAATGTCAGGAAATCAAAGAACAATGTTTTGAAGAAATGGAAGACCTGTTGAAAGAATATGGATGCAGGATGAAGTTTCCTGCAAAATCACCTGACCTGTCAAGAAGGTGGTGTTCAGCATATCTGAAAGTTATGGTTGCAGATTCAGTTGTTTCCAACTTGGACAGGCTTGAAGAACTTGGTGGAAAAAGACACAAGTTTCCTGCAAAGGGTGGAACACACCAAGGAAGATGGTGCAGTGGAAACCTGAAAGCAGCAGTTCAGGACAGTGTGACTGCAAACCTGGAAGAAACCAAACAAGATAAAAAGATTTTGATTGTTTCAGGTGAAAGAAGGGGTGAATCAGAATGTCAAACATTACCATGAAAGCAAAGGATTCTTTGTCTGCAAAGTTAGCTGAATGTTATGTGACAATCAGTGGCAGAAGATACAACTTCATGCAGGCAATCAACTTTGAAGCAAACTTTGAAAGAACCAAGACTGAAATCCCTATTCTTGGAAAGACTGGAATGGGTAACAAGTCAACTGGTTGGAAGGGAACTGGTTCTGCAACCTTCCATTACAACACCAGTATTTTCAGGGAAATGATGCAGAGATACAAGGACACAGGTGAAGATGTGTACTTTGAAATTCAGGTCACAAATGAAGACCCAACATCTGATGCAGGAAGACAGACAGTTGTCTTCATGGACTGCAACATTGATGGTGGTATTCTTGCCAAGTTTGATGCAGATGGTGAATATCTTGATGAAGATATGGATTTCACATTTGAGGACTTCAAGATGCCTGAAAAGTTCAACCTGCTTGCAGGAATGTAATTTCAAAAAATCCAAGGATGCAGTCAGAAAAAATCTGACTGCATTTTTCTTGGTATCTAAAACAATATTGAAAGGATGGGTGAAAATACCATGTCAAATTTAAGTTTATTTTTAAAGAAAAACAAAAAGGTGAAGGAAAATGTGAAGTTTCCTGCAACAAAGTCACTTTGTGATGAAAAGGGAAATCCCCTTGAATGGGAAATCAAACCTTTAACAACCAGGGAATCTGATGACATCAGGGAAGCCTGCACCATTGAAATTCCTGTCAAGGGAAAGCCAAACATGTTCAGACAGAAGGTCAATTCTTCCAAGTTTGGTGCAAAGATGCTTGCATCTTCCATTGTATTTCCTGACCTTTATAATGCAGAACTTCAAGATTCTTATGGTGTTTCCACACCTGAAGACTTAGTTCGTGAAATGATTGATGACCCTGGTGAATATAACAAGTTCCTTGCTTATGTTCAGGAATTCAATGGTTTTGACAGTAACATGGAAGACAAGGTTGAAGAAGCAAAAAACTAATACTGGAAGGTGATGGTGATGCAAATTATGCACACTATGCTTTGCAAAAATTGCACATTTTACCTTCCCAGTTTGTGGGTCTTGACCCATATGAAAAAGCATTTGTTATTGCTTCGATAGATTTAAGAATAGAAAACGAAAAGAAACAAGCAAAGGCAGCAAAGAAAAAAGCCAAATAATCAGGGAAAGGAGTGATTCAAAATGGCAAGTATTTCTGCATCAGTTGAACTTTATGACAGAATGTCTGCACCACTTATGTCCATCATGAATGCAATGAACATGACCATTTCTTCCATGCGTGACATGCAGTCAACAATGGGAACTGACATGGACACTTCTTCCCTGGATGCTGCCACACAAGCAGCAAATCAGGCACAGGCAGCAATGGAAGCCTTGAACCAGTCAATGCACACTGGTGGTCAGACACCAGGCACAGGCGGTTCAGAGCCTACACCAACACCTTCAACTGACCCTGTTCAAGTTCCTGTTGAATGGGTGACAAATGATTTGGATGTCTTTTCCAACAGTGGGATTGACAGATTTGAACAGGAAGTCACAGCAACAAATCAGATGCTGACAACACTTTCTGACAGACAGAATCAGATTGCACAGAATGCAGCAGGAACTGACATCTTTTCAGACAGTGCAATGCAGGACATCAATTCCATGGGTCAAAGAATCCAGGCGGTTCAGCAAAGGATTCAGCAGATTGAAAACAATCCAGTGAATCTTGGAACAGACACTGCAAATGCAGAACTGGAAGAATTAAGGTCACAGTTGAATCAGGCATTGCAGGCACAGGAAGCATTGAATCAGGCGGTTGACAATATGGATGTATCTGCTGCAAATGCTGCATATAACCAGTTGTCAAGCACAGTGGCAAGCACTGAAAGATATATCAGGGATAATGCAGATGCACAAGGAAATTTGAATCAGCAGATTCAGGCAGGTGTGAACACATCAAATGAATTGGTTGATACAGTCAAAAGACTGGCACTTGCATATTTGTCCATGCAAAGTGTTCAGAAGGTTCTTGATGTGTCTGATGAACTGGCAATGACCACAGCAAGATTGAACACCATGAATCAGGCATTCAATGAAATCAATGGAACTGCAACAGAAACAGACACCATTGTGAAACAGATTTATGCATCTGCACAGAATGCAAGGGGTTCTTTTGGTGACATGGCAGCAGTTGTTGCAAAGTTCGGAAACAATGCAAGGGATGCTTTTGCAAGTCAGGATGAAGTTATTGCATTTGCAAACCTGATTCAGAAACAGATGACCATTGCAGGTGCATCCACACAGGAAGCATCAAATGCAATGTTGCAGTTGTCACAGGCTTTGGGTTCAGGTGTGTTGCGTGGTGATGAATTGAATTCCATCTTTGAGCAAGCACCAAACCTGATTCAGTCTATTGCTGATTATCTTGATGTTCCTATTGGAAAAATCAGGGAAATGGCACAGGACGGACAGTTGACAGCGGACACTGTAAAGGCTGCAATCTTTTCCAGTGCAGAAGACATCAATGCAAAATTTGAAGCAATGCCTATGACTTGGGGTCAAGTATGGACTTCATTTCAGAACAGTGCATTGATGGCATTTCAACCAGTCTTGGATAAAGTGAACGAACTTGCAAACAATGACCAATTCCAGGGATTTGTGGAAAATGCAATTGGACTGTTGGCACAGCTTGCGGTTTATGTGTTGGATTTCTTCAATACACTTGCAAGCATTGGTGCATTCATCAGTGATAATTGGTCAATCATTGCACCTATTGTCTATGGTGTAATTGCAGCACTGATTGCTTATGCAGCAATTTCAGGAATCGTTGCAGCGGTCAATGGTGTCATGGCACTTTCAGCAAGTGTTCATGCAGCAGCGGAAGCAATGCAGGCAGGGGCAACCTTTACTGCAACAGCTGCACAGTATGGTCTGAATGCTGCTTTGATGGCATGTCCTTTGACCTGGATAATTCTTCTTATTATTGCAGTTATTGCTGCTATTTTTGCGGTATGTAATGCAATCGCAAAGATGACAGGTGTTGCAAACAGCGGTTTTGGTGTCATTACTGGTGGAATCAATGTTGTGATTCAGTTCTTCAAGAACTTGGGTCTTTCTGTTGCAAACATTGCCCTTGGAATTGGAAATGCAATTGCAGCACTGGCATCCAACATGATGACAGCATTCCACAATGCAATCTGCAATGTGCAGTCCTGGTTCTATAACCTGTTATCAACTGCATTGACAGTCATTGAAGGCATTTGTGCAGCACTGAACAAACTTCCTTTTGTGGAATTTGATTATTCAGGAATCAGCAGTGCAGCAGATGACTATGCATCAAAGGCAGCAGAAGCAGCAGGAAACAAAGAAGATTATAAATCCATTGGTGATGCATTCAATGAAGGAATGTCCACCTTTGACACATTCCAGGATGGATGGGCAGCGGATGCATTCAATGCAGGTGCATCTTGGGGTGATGGTGTTGCTGACAAGGTTTCAGGAATGTTCAGCATGGACAACATTGACCTGACAGGCGGTGTTGATACATCCATGTTGTCAAATGACTTTGCAAATAATGCAGCACAAACAGCAGCAAATACTGCTGACACAGCAGACAGTGCAGGAAGGATTGCAGACAGTGTGGATATTTCCAAAGAAAATCTGAAATATCTTCGTGATATTGCAGAAACAGAAGCAATCAACAGATTCACAACTGCTGAAATTGAAGTAACTATGAACAACAACAATACTGTTTCAAGTGACATGGACATTGATGGAATGGTTGACCATTTATCAGCAGGTGTTCTTGAAGCTATGGAACAGGCAGCGGAAGGGGTGCATTAAACTATGGCATATTATTTCTATCTTGGAAAAACATTGCTTCCAGTTGCACCACAGAAGCTGCAACTGAAAATCAAGGGTGCAAATAAAACTTACACCCTTATCAATGATGGTGAAATCAATGTCCTGAAAACACCTAGTTTGACGGATATTGAATTTGATGCTTTGCTTCCAAATGTGAAATATCCTTTTGCAGTCTACAAAAACGGATTCACAAGGGCAAAATCATTTTTGGAAGTATTGAAAAATTACAAGCAGGACAAGGAAACCTTTCAGTTCATTGTCACAAGAACACTTCCAAATGGAAAGATGCTTTTTGATACAAATATGAAGGTTTCCTTGGAATCTTACACCATCAAAGAAGATGCAAAGAACTATGGAATGGATGTCATGGTCACAATCAAGTTGAAACAATACAGAGATTATGCAACCAAGACATGCAACATCAAGTTTGCATCTTCCAAACCAAAGATTGTTCCACAGCTTGTCAGGGCAGCAGAAAACCCACCAAAGCCTGCAAATCAGACTTACACAGTTGTCAGGGGTGACTGCTTATGGAACATTGCAAAAAAGTATTATGGGAATGGTTCAAAATATACTGTTATTTACAATGCAAACAGGGATAAAATCAAGAATCCAAATCTGATATATCCTGGACAGGTTTTGACCATTCCTGCTGCATAAGGGGGTGAACACATGGCTGCTGAACTGTTGATTCAGAATGGCAACAAGGTGTTCATCCCTGTTGTGCAAGAAGATATTCAGTGGACAACTGAAAGAAAGGGCAATCCAGGGAAACTGACATTCAAGGTTCACCTGGATGATGTCCTTGATATTACAGAAGGAAATGCAGTCAGACTGAAATGGAATGATGCAAACATCTTTTATGGTTTCATCTTTTCAAAGAAGATGGACAAAGAAAGAATCATCACAGTCACTGCATATGACCAGTTACGATATTTGAAAAACAAAGACACCTATGTTTATAAAAACAAAACAGCAGGTGAAGTCATTCAGATGATTTGTGCAGACTTTCAAATGCAGACAGGAAGCATTGAAGACACAGGATTCAAGATTGCATCTATGGTGGAAGATAATCAGACATTGTTTGACATCATTCAGAATGCCTTGGATGCCACAATGAAAAATCAGAAATACATGTATGTTATGTATGACGATTTTGGAAAAGTCACCCTGAAAGGTTTGGACAACATGCGTTTGAATCTTCTGATTGATGAAGAAACTGGACAGAATTTTGATTATACATCCAGTATTGATGAAAACACCTATAACAGAATCAAGTTGGTATATGACAATGAAGACAGTGGTCAAAGGGATGTGTATATATCCCAGGATTCAAGCAATATCAACAATTGGGGTGTTTTACAGTATTATGACACATTGCAAAAAGGGGAAAATGGTCAAGCAAAGGTTGATGCATTGTTATCCCTTTACAACAAGAAAACAAGAAAACTGACAATCAAAAATGCCCTTGGTGATACAAGGGTCAGGGCAGGTTCAATGGTGGTTGTCATCATGGATTTGGGTGATGTGAAGTTGAAAAATCTGATGCTTGTTGAAAAATGTGTCCACACTTTCAAACTGGATGAACACACAATGGAATTGAAATTGAGAGGTGGTGAATTCGTTGCCTGATTATGCAGAATTATTGAATACTATCAAACAAGCTGCAACAGAAGCGGTTGATGCAGGAAAACCTGTTCAGGTGTGCTTTGGAAAGGTGACAAGTTCTTCACCACTTCAAATCTTGGTTGACCAAAAGATGACCCTTGATTCTTCATTCCTGGTTCTGACAAGGAATGTGACGGACTTCACCACAATGGTGACAGTACAATGGGAATCAGAATCATCTTTGACCACTCACACTCACACTGTCAAAGGCAAGGACAGCAACAGTGATGACATTGATTTGACATCAGGTGCAACAAAGCTGACCCATACACATGACATTGAAGGAACAAAGCAGATGACCATTCATAATCACCTGGAAAAAGGCGAAGAAGTCATTCTGTTAAGGATGCAAGGTGGTCAGAAGTATATTGTTTTAGACAGGATAGGTGGTGGATGACATGATTCCAGGTGTAAATAGAATATTGACAGAAGACTTGGAAGTTGAAAGTCTTCCAAGTAAAAACTATATGATGCACATTGACAGGAACAGAATCAGCGGATTTTGTGACAAGCAGGATGCAGTGAAACAGGCAATATATAAAATCCTGAATACTGAAAGATACCAGTATATCATTTATTCCTGGAATTATGGAATCCAACTTTCTGACCTTTATGGTGAACCAGTCACATATGTGTGTCCTGAATTGGAAAGAAGAATCATTGATGCCCTTTCAGTTGATGACAGAATCCTTTCATGTGAAGGATTTGATTTTGACATCAGTCAGAAGGGAATTGTGGTTGTAACATTCAAAGCAAACACCATTTATGGTGATGTTGATGTGGAAAAGGTGGTGAATATTTAATGTATGAAAATGTAACTTATGAAGACATTCTTCAAAGGATGCTTGACAGAGTTCCTGACAGTATGGACAAAAGGGAAGGGTCAATCATTTATGATGCACTTGCACCTGCTGCTGTTGAATTGCAGTTGATGTATATTGAATTTGACATCATCCTTCAAGAAACTTTTGCTGATACTGCATCCAGGGAATACCTTATCAGAAGGGCAGCAGAAAGGGGAATCATTCCTATTGCTGCAACACATGCAATCCTGAAAGGTGAATTCACACCTTCCACTTTGAACATTCCTATTGGTGCAAGATTTTCTTGTGGAACATTAAACTATGCAGTCACAGAAAAAATTTCTGATAGTGCATACAAACTGGAATGTGAAACAGAAGGTGAAACAGGAAATGCACAGTTTGGTCAGATGATTCCTATTGATTATATTGAAGGACTTGAAACCTGTTATCTGACAGAACTGTTGATTCCAGGTGAAGATGAAGAAGCAACAGAAGACATCAGAACAAGATATTTTGATACTTTTGACACCAAACCTTTTGGTGGAAATCAGAAAGACTATATTCAGAAGACAAATGCACTTCCTGGTGTTGGAAGCACCAAAGTCACACCAGTGTGGAAGGGCGGTGGAACTGTTCTTCTGACAATCCTGGATTCAAACTTTGATGCAGCATCTTCCACACTGGTCAAATCAGTGCAGGAAGCAATTGACCCTGACCCACAGGGGGAAGGTCTTGGAATTGCACCGATTGACCACATTGTGACAGTAAACACTGCAACAAATGTGAAGGTCAATGTGGCAACTTCCCTGACATTTGATGAAGGATATTCTTTCAATACACTGAAAAGCACAATCACAGACACAATCAGTGCATATTTGAAGGAAATCAGAAGTCAGTGGGCAAACTATTCACAGTCAGTTGTCAGAATCAGTCAGATTGAAACAAGACTTCTTGCAATCAAGGGAATTGTGGATATTTCAAACACCAAAATCAATGGTACTGCAAACAATCTGACACTTGATAAATATGAAATTCCAGTGATGGGTGGTGTTAGTGGATGATTAGAGATGTGAACCTTCTTGGACATCTTCCACCATTCATTCAGGAATACATGGAAATCAGGGAAATCATGAAAACTGAAAACCCTGAATTTCAGTTGGTAGAAGATGAATCAGAAATAATTAAAAACAACCAGTTCATTCAGTCATGCAATCTGACAGGAATCAGCAAGTTTGAAAAGCTGATTGGAATTGTTCCATCTGCTGATGACACCCTGGAATCAAGAATCAACAGGGTGTTGGTCAGATGGAATGACACTGTTCCTTATACCTGGAAGACCTTGCTGAATAAACTGGACACTTTGTGTGGTGGTTCTGATAATTATGAAATCATCAGGAAACTGGATGAACACAAATTGGACATCACAACACATTTGGATTTGTATGGTCAAGTTGAAGAACTTGACTATTTTTTATCTTACATGTTGCCTGCATCAATGGTTCTTGATGCAAAAAACAAGCTGTTCATTGACTTGAATGCAACAGCAAGGGTGGCAGCAGGAATTGTCAATTGTGAAACATTTGAACTGTCAGATTCCTTCAAGAAGAACCTGGACATCCAGGGAACATCCATCTTTGGTGGTGGAATTGTTGAAGGATATATGACCACATTGTCTGATGCATTCAAGAAGGGAATGTCCATTGATTCAGGGGCATCCTTTGCAGGTGGTGTTGTCGGTGCAGTGGTTGTTGAAATTTCAGACAGCTTCAAAGAATCAATAGATGTCAGTGGTCACACAGTAATGACAGCAGGTGTTTCAATTACTGAATCAAACTAAAATATGAAAGGTAGGAAAAAGAAATGTCAGAATTTAGACAGCTTATTATCACAAACAAAGGACAGTCTTTGATGGCAAAACTTATTGCAGGAAAAGCAAATGTGACATTCACAAAGGTTGCAGCATCTGCCACAACTTACAATGATTCACAGATTCCTGCACTGGCTGCACTGTCCAACATCAAACAGCAGGTTGCTGTTTCCAAAGTCACAAGAATCAATTCTGTTGCAGTTCAGGTTGATGCTGCAATGGAAAACAGTGCATTGACAACTGGATATTATATGAATTCCATTGGTCTTTATGCAAATGACCCTGATGATGGTGAAATCCTTTATGCAGTTGCAGGTGCAAATGTGGGGGCATATATGCCACCTTATAATGGAATCACTGTCAGTGGTGCATATCTGAAACTTGTGACCACAGTTTCAAATGCAAGCAATGTTTCCATGACTGTTGACCCTGCTGCTGTTGCAACAGTGGGTGACATCAATGCATTGCAGGCAGAAATCACAGACATCCAGTCCTATATTGGATATACGGATGCAGACATCTATGGTGTTGAAGTTGACTTCAAGAACAAGAAATTCACAAGACTTGCAGGTGCAGTTGGAAAGACACCTGGTGATGCTTTTGATGGTGTCAAGGCTTTTGGTGGAAGAAAAAGATGTAATGTCACTGATGAAGGAAAGGTTGTTGCATATTTTGGTGATGCAGGATATTCAGAAACTGGTGTCCTGACTTCTGCAATCACAAAGGGTGAAGGTGACAACATCAGAACATATGCAGCAGGAACAAAGGTGCAGGTCATGGTTGAGCAGCCAAAATTTTATTACAAGGTTGTTCCACTTGAACTTGAAAAGATTCAGGGTGGCAAAGGCTTCCACATGAGAAAGGCAAGATATTATGTGTCTGACACCATGAAAGCAGGCTTCAAACTTCATCCTGCATTCATCAAGGATGGAAAGGAAAAGAACTTCATTTATCTTTCTGCATATGAAGGATGTACTTATGACACATCTGCTTCTGCATACAAACTGAATGATGCACAGGATGTTGACTGGACAAATGATGTTCTTGCATCCGTTGCAAATGCAAAGCCTACATCAGGACTGACACAGAGCGGTGCAACAAGAAATGGATTCAGAACCATTGCTGCAAAAAGGGGTTCAGGTTGGTCACAGCAGACAATTCAGTCTGTTGCAGCAACACAGATTCTTTTCCTTGTTGAATATGCTTCTTTCAACATTCAGGAAAAACTTGGTGCAGGTGTAACAACCAAGACTGATGATGGTGCAACATCCATGACAGAAATCACTGGTGCAACCACTACACTTGGAAACAAGAGTGGTCAGGTCATCAATACAAATGGTTATTCTGTTGTTGCATATCGTGGTGAAGAAAATCCTTTTGGAAACCTTTGGAAATGGGTTGATGGTATCAACACCAACAATGGAAGTACATTTGCAGCAGGTGACACTGGAACAATTTATGTTGCAGACCATGGATTCAAGGACAACAGCGGTGATGCACCATATCATGAAGTTGGATTCAGTTCTGTATATCTTACATGGTCTTATATTTCAGCATTTGGATATGCAGAAGATGATGACTGGTTATTCTATCCGACAGAAGGAAAAGGAAACAGTTCCCTTCCAGTTGGTGACTACGGTCAGGTATTAAATACTGGTTGGAGGGTCGCTAGGTTGGGTGCGAGTTGGAGTAATGGTTCTCATTCGGGGTTGTTCTGTCTGATTGTGTATTATGATTCGGGTTATCGGCATCGTACTATCGGCGGTCGCTTGCTGTATGTACCTGATGACACAGATGCACCTGCTGCATAATCGAACAATAAACCATTGAAATATATGGGCAATAAAAAAGCTGTTATCTACCATAAAAGATGAAAAAATCATTCAAGTCACTAAATTAGGTACGAATTGGAATAATGGTTCTAATTCAAGGTTGTTCTATCTGAATGTGAATAATGATTCAGGTAATCGGAATCGTAATATCAGCGGTCACTTACTAAATGCATTTATGATGAAGCAGGGAAATGAACAATCCCTGCTTCTTCCAGTGATATGATTGCCCTGCCACTTGGCAAAATATAAAAATCATTTGAACTGTTTTGGTAAATCCTGCAAAGGAAGTTGAAGAATCAGTTTGAAGTGCATACAAAGGAAATGTCATGAAAAGAGTAGGAAACCTTTATTCAAAAATTTGTGACATGGAAAACTTGAAACTTGCACATCAGAATGCACGAAAAGGGAAAGGATGGTATCAGGAAGTCAGAATGGTTGATGAAGACCCTGAAAAATATTTGGGGCAACTTCAAGAAATGTTGTTGAATAAGACTTACAACACATCAGAATATGTGACTTTCATCAAGCATGATTCAGGAAAGGACAGGGAAATCTTCAAACTTCCATATTTTCCTGACAGGATTTGTCAATGGGCAATCCTGCAAGTGATTGAACCATATTTGGTGAAGAATTTTATCAAGAATACTTATTCAGCAATCCCTGGAAGGGGAATTCATCTTGCACTTCATGATATTGACCAGGCTGTTCAGCATGATGTTCCTGGAACACAGTATTGCTTGAAGATTGATGCAAGAAAATATTATCCTTCCATCAATCACGATATTTTGAAAAAGAAATACAGAAGACTGTTCAAAGATGATGACCTTCTTTGGTTGTTAGATGAAATCATAGATTCCACACCAGGTGACACAGGGATTCCCATTGGTAACTATTTATCACAGTACAGTGGGAATTTTTATTTGTCATCATTTGACCATTGGATGAAAGAAGTCAAGCATGTGAAATATTATTACAGATACATGGATGACATTGTTATTCTTGGGTCTGATAAGAAAGAACTTCACAAACTGCTTCTTGAAATCAAGGAATATTTCAGGAAGGAATTGAAGCTGACAGTCAAAGACAACTGGCAGGTGTTTCCAACATTTGTCAGGGGAATTGATTTTGTTGGGTATAGAACATTTTTGAATTACAAACTTTTGAGAAAATCAACCTGCAAACAGATGAAACGAAAAATGAATCGACTTCACAAGAAGGTGATTGATAACAACCAACTGATGAATTATTCAGAATGGTGTGCAATCAATTCCTATAAAGGATGGTTGATTCATTGTGATTCTTTCAGGTTATCGAAAAAGTACATTGAACCATTAGAACCTTATGCAAAAGCATATTATGAATATCAAATCAAGAAAGGTGGAAAAGCAGCATGAAAGAATTTGGAAAAACAAGAAGCACAGTGAAGCCTGATGCAGTGGTCATTGATGAACATTCTGTTTGGGTTCACACAGACATTCAGGAAGTACATGAAAGCATGGGTGAAGACCAGTCCTTTGATGGTTATGAATTCAACATGACCCAGTATGAAAAGGATGAATACATCCTGATGATGTCTGAAAAGAATGCATCACTTGAAAAGCAGGTCACTGACACACAGCTTGCACTTTGTGAAGTGTATGAACTGATTGGATAAGGAAGGGGTGAATCAATATGGCACAGGTTTATGCAGACCTTATCAAGAAAGGCTTGAAGACAATTGATGATGTACCTGCAAAGTTAAAGGATGCAGTTCAGGCAATCCTTGATGCAGATGTTTAATCACATCATAAATAAAATCAGAAAGGTGGTGGCAACCATGGCAGTTGTATATGCAACTTTAATCATCAAGGGCAAGAAGACTTTTGCAGATGTTCCTGACAGAATCAAGGAACAGGTGAAGCAGGTACTTATTGACCTTGATTGTGGTGACCTTGCAGAGTAACCACAAAACACATCACAGAAGGGAATCCCTGAAATATGGGATTCCCTATTTTTTATGAAAGGAAATGGTGAAGTATATGAAAGAAGTAATTCTTGGAATTGTGGGTGCAGTTGGTTCAGCAATTGCATCCTTTTTTGGTGGTTGGGATGCAGGTCTTACCACTCTTTTAATTTTTATGGCGGTTGACTATCTGTCAGGACTGATTGTTGCAGGTGTTTTTCACAAGTCCAACAAGACTGACACTGGTTCACTGGAAAGCAAGACATGTTGGAAGGGTCTTTGCAGGAAGTGCATGACACTGATTTTTGTTCTTATTGCATACAGACTTGATTTGGTCATTGGCACAAATTACATCAGGGATGCAGTCATCATTGCATTCATTGGAAATGAACTGATTTCCCTTGTTGAAAATGCAGGTCTGATGGGTGTTCCCCTTCCTGCTGTTATTACCAAAGCAATTGACATTTTACAGAAGAAAGCAGAAAAGGATGGTGAATAATTATGGGATATTCAAATAGTCCACTTGTGTGTTACACTGGTTTAAGTCCAAACCATTCAGGACAGAGAACACACAGCATTGACAGAATCACACCACATTGTGTGGTTGGTCAGTTATCTTGTGAAACAATTTGTGCTTGCTTCCCACAGGGAAGAAATGCATCCTGCAATTATGGTATTGGTTCAGATGGAAGAATTTCACTTTGTGTTGAGGAAAAGAACAGGTCTTGGTGTTCTTCCAGTAACGCAAATGACCAAAGGGCAGTGACCATTGAATGTGCATCTGACAAGACAGAACCATATGCAATGACTGATGCTGTTTATCAGTCACTTATCAAGTTATGTGTGGACATCTGCAAGAGAAATGGAAAGACCAAACTTCTTTGGTTCGGTGACAAGGACAAGTCCTTAAATTATGAACCTACATCTGATGAAATGGTCATCACTGTTCACAGATGGTTTGCAAACAAGTCTTGTCCTGGTGACTGGTTATATTCAAGACTTGGTGACCTTGCAGCAAAAGTCACTGCACAGCTTGGTGGAAGCACTGGAACATCTGACAGCGGTGTTCTTTATCGTGTCCAGGTTGGTGCATATTCCATCAAGGCAAATGCTGATGCACAGCTTGCAAGGGTGAAAGAAGCAGGATTTGACACATACATGATTCAGGTTGATGGAATGTATAAAATTCAGGTTGGGGCATATAGCAAGAAAGAAAATGCTGATGCTATGCTTGCAAAAATCAAGGCAGCAGGCTTTGATGCATTCATTTCAACCAAGGGTGGACAGGCGGTGTCTGCATCTACACCAGTGAAGAAGACCATTCAGGTTGGAAGCACTGTCAGAGTGAATCAGGGTGCAAAGACTTATTCAGGCGGTGGACTTGCTTCATTTGTCTATAAGAGAAATCACAAGGTGTCACAGTTACAGGGTGACAGGGCGGTCATCACCTATGAAGGAACTGTTGTTGCAGCAGTACATGTTTCAGACCTGACACTTGTGTGATGGTTTGCATTGGTTTCCATTAGAAACCTGTTAGTAACAAAGTACCTTGAAAGGTGCATAAAATAAGGGTTCGGAATTATGCAAGCGTTAGTCGTTTCCGAATTATATTCAAAACATTCAAACAATATTCCCGGAAGCTTTGGGCTTCCGGGATTTTTATCTAAGTACCAGGTCGGGTACACATTTTCCAATATATAGAAATAATCTTATAAATAGCATTATTTTAACAGAAATTAAGATTATATAATTTCAGATTACCGTTACAATTTAATGATAAGCATTATCATAATCAGAATATGATTACATTTACAAGCTGCTACTGGCGACTATTGCAGCACAAAATGAGCGATTCAGGGAAAGAGCTGTAGACGGGAAGATATAGTTACAGCTGAAAATGAGAGGGGAGAAAAAACAACTGTAATAGAATGGAAAAGTAGAGTTATTTATTGCAATTAATAAGAAGTGGAGAAAATGCATGAAGGGGTTAAGAAAATTATTGATAGAGGAATACTTGAGATTGGAGAAGATTGCTGGAAAGCTGAGAAAAGAATTAGCAGATATGCCAGAGGGAACGCTCAGGGTATCAAAATCTCATAATTATACTCAGTTTTATAATGTGAAAAAAGAGAATGATATGAAATGCTAAAAATTTCTTCAAGCATGATGGATAACCCTGAATATGCAAGAGCAGCAATAAGAAAAATTGAATCTTATGAAAAGAACGGAATATATCCGGGTGAAAATCTGATACTTACATTTGAAACTCAGCAGAATGTGCTGGATTTTAAAATTATAAAAGAGATGATAGACAGATATTTACAATAG